AATATGACCGACTAGGCCTTCAGTGTACTGAATAGAGTTCTGACGTGCCCGTTGACCGAACAGCATCGCTCTTTCAATATCTACCTTATGCTCACGAAGTTTAAGAGCCCAGATACGAGACCACTCGTCAGCATACCCACGATAGCGGGTAGCAACAGCGGTATTCGACATCTCAGCGGCTGTCTTAAAAATCTGAGTATAGCCAAAGTCATCTTCAATCTCGCTAGACCAAGCATCAGGAGCACCTGTGCCTTCTGCGAAAGATGTACCAATTACTTGACAGCGGTCTGCATCTGAGACTGTTGTAGTACCAGATTGGTTTGAAGTGCTAATGCACGTAGCGCTGAACGTAGTGTCCGCACTATTTGCAACAGGAGAAGAGATTACACGAAATTGTGTTAATCCCCAACCATCAGACGAATCGTCCACGGTCTGTACACTAAATACCATACCTTTAACAAGCCAACTAACCCGTCCGGCAGTAGAGCTACTACCAGTAGCACTCTCTACCGTAAAAGCATAGTCAGAGCCAGCGGCGACGGTACCAACGGCACCATCAACGAAGAACTCTCTACTTGTCCAGTCTATTTTAGACCGATTCTCAAGAAATCGGAAAACAGGGTCATCTGTAGGGACTTTTGCAACCTTGCTCAAGTAAACAAAGAACGGAGACTCCTCGGGAGCCAATTCAGCAACCCTATCGCCAAAACTATATAGTCGACGACGGTCTGGAGCCTGTCCTACACCAGCGCTTGTTGCCGCTGCTGTGATGTCACTTGATTTTTTTACACCAGTTGTAATAGCCATTTTATATTCCCCTTAAAAAACGCGTCCTTTATTGTCTGCCGCTACGATAGTATCAAATACCTTGTCAGTCTCGTTCCTTGGAATGGAACCTGAGCTGCTGACCGCACCTGCTGTCTTAGGGGCTGACTTGGACGCTCTAACTGCATCCAACGAAGAAGAAGGCTTCGACCCTTCCTTCTTATTATTTCGCTGAAAAACATCAACTAAGGTATCTACAGACAACTGGTCTTTGGGTTGGGCATAGAAATCAATAAAGTTCGTAGCTTCTTCCTCAGACATNTTGTAAGTGCTTTTGAGTTCACCTACCAAGTTATTCATAAATACCTGCTCTTGTAACGCACCAAAATGACGCTGCATTGTTTCATCTACTCTATTCTGCTCTATCGCCTCTCGATGGCGATAGGACTCGGAGTCTGGACGAAAAAAAGCGTCCCAAGGATTGAACTCATCTTCACCGAACTCTTCCTGCGGGTTGCTCACCTGAGCACCATTAGCAGGAGCCGTCTCTGGACTAAGATTGTTTTGGATTAAACCAACTAAATCTGGACGGCTCTCTAGCAGACTGACCAAGGGAGCATAGCGTTCCCAATCCTGAAGTTTGGCTTCCGCCTTATCCTTCATTGATTGGAACTTCTTTGCCTCCGTTTCCCAGTCCTCTCCTAAAGTCTCGTCCTCAACCGCATCTTCCTCATAAGCCCCTGCCATTTCTTCTACAATGCCAGAGTCTTCCTCCATACCTGAAGCGGCTTCCACAAACGGGTCGGCTGATTCTTCAACCACTCTATCTTCTGTGCTTGCTGTCATGTCGTATCTCCTTCGATGTTTCCGAACTTTATGGCTAGACTTTTAACAAATCTCCAAGTCGGAACTTCACCTATGTTCACGCCTGACCTTTCTCTGAGGAGATAATGCTTTTTAATTCACTCTCCCCAATCTTAACGGCAGCGTCAAGCTTTGCTGCCTTAACCTTCCTGTCAGCCTGCATCATAGACTCCACCTCTGCCAGATTCCGCTTCGTCTTTTCGACGGCGGTCTGTTTGCGGCTCGAAACCGCTTCACGAGTGGCTGTCTGCAGGTCACCGGAAAGGTCTTTAATCTTTTCGTCTAACTGTCCAATATGTTTTTTTAATTGTGCTACTTCATCCATTCTTTGTAATATACCCTCTTTATCAAATATCTCTGGATTCTTCTTGAGAACCTCTCTCCTGTCAACAAGACCGAGCTGGAAAGCTTCAAGATAAACACCGTAGATAGCCCATTTACTCTCAGGTAGGGTAGAACCGGGCTGTATTCTTACATCGTGCTGCCCTATATTCAACTTGTCCTTTTGAATATCATTTACCGCCCCACTGGTATCGTCGTACATATTCACCATGACATCGGTAAGGTCGTTATTTGCCTGTGAAAGGGCAAACATTTTCGGGAATGTATAGTGTCCTTTAGCCAGACAATAAAGAACTCTGCCAAGTCGATTGATACTGAACTCAATATCCCTTAACTTGGACTTCGGCCTGTCGCTTCCAAGGGCAACCATACGCTCCGTACCCTTGGCAGTCTCGGGTGATTTACCCGGAAAACCCGTGCATCATCTCTGGAACGCCAAATATAAAATCTATATAGAACTCAGCCTGCTGTATAAGCCTGTAAAACTCGGAAGCCAACGGCTGTGGAGCGGGATAATGAGGTTCGCCCTGACTCGTATCAACCTCAATAACGGCATTGGGGTTTGCCCAATCCCTTTCAAGGTCTTCTAAGTTATCAACGGAGCCAATAGGTACAATCAACTTCAATCCTGCGGATGCCTGAGCGTGACTCAAGGCAAGCGACCAAAGCCTATTAAGAAGCTTTTGCATCGGCTTACAACGGGAAATATCTGATTTTGGATAGGGAGTCCCGGTATAGATATTGGGAAGGGGAACAAGCGGATAAACGTCCGTATTAAGAACGGTCTCGTAAAGCATTGTCCCACCAATACAGGCACTCACCGCTATACGATTCTGAAGAATCTCCTCAAACTCCAATAGCCCCCGCTCGATAGCACCGGGATTGTCCTCAATAAGAGTCGTAAAAGCCTCTTCGTCAAGAACGGTCTCCTGTGCCGTCTTAGCGTCTACAACCCGGAAGAACGGAACCTTCGTCGGATAGAACCTTTCAAGAATCTGATACTTCTGAACACCGAAATCTTTGTCTTTTGCCTCATACGGAGTAAAAACACTCATTGAGTTAGTGTTCTGGGCTGCCGGGAAATCCTCTTCAATATAGGACTCAATGTCATTAATGGCACCCGGAATCACCTCTCCACTGTCAGCGTCTATTTGGTCTCCCAAATGCGGGTAGAGGTTGACGACCTGCTCACCTGTCAGTATAGTGGAAAGAATGATGCCCTCGGCATCAGTAAACCACCTGTCCCTGCAGTCAGGTGGAACGTATACACGAAACGGGTTGACATATGTAAACTTGACGTCACCTCTACCAAAGTCTGATTCTTGGTCAATATAGGCGTACAAGTAGCCAAGCCCTGTAACAGCATAGTCCGTAATGGCCTGTTTCATCTGAGTATCCCCATCGGAGATGTCCCAGACATAACCAAGAATGGTTCGCCACACGGCAGAGACCTTGGCATCAGAGTCTTCTCTAGGAAGCACCGTAAAGACGGGAGGCTTGGCTGTGAGTACGCTTTTAAGTTTATCTATTGCAGGGGAAATCCTGTCCATGGGGACGTCTGCCTGATTGCGAGAAGACAAATCAGCTGACTCCTCCTTAGTAAAATGATTGCCAAGGAAAAAGTCTAAATCCTCACGAGACTTCATATCCCAATCAGCGCGCGCATCTCGCCAGCGGCGAAACATCTGTTGATTCATTTCAGCTCTTGAGTCGGTTTCTAATGCCATGTATATATAATATAAGCTAAAAATGCCATTTTGTCAAGTCTTTTTCTTAAATTCTTGAGCCAGTAATCCAATTATATGCCTTTTTTGCAGAGTTTCTGCTCTTTTTTGTGCTGTCGGTATTATGAAACGCATCCAATGTAAGCCGTCCGCTCTTTGGGGGTCTCTGCCAAGCAAAGTAGTTTGCATAGTACATAGCGTCCAGAATGTCGTCATTCCTAGCTTTTGGATGCTCAAACAACTCATCAACTATCTCTGTCATCTCACGTTTGATAAACAACTTCTTACTATTCACTATCGGCCCCAATGCTGTCTCAAGCCTATCCTCTTTCTTAATGCCNCGAGGTGGCTTAATACCCTTAAATAGTCCGGGCGCAAGACGTCTCTCTTTAACAGAAAGCCTGTCAGCCATGTCTCGAACCATCTCCTGAGCTGCAACAGTCTCAATGGTTACCCTGCGAAGCGGCTGATACTTCTTTGCAATCTCTATAATCTTTTCAGGAATGTCAAAAGTGGGAATCCTCTCACGAAAATACTCAATAACATACCTGTTCTTATCCGCATCAATTCCCAGCACCAGTATAACTTGGTAGTCAGAGGAAGAGGTTGCGGTGTGTGCAACGTCAACCCCGATATAAACATTAATTGGAATGGCGTCATCCTTGGTTACAAGATAAGCAAACCCGTCCTTACCCTCAAAATGNCCAGTATAGTACTGCACCCTGTCAATCTTGAAGGCAGCGTTGGTTATGTCCCTAGCATCGTTAAGATACTCCTGAGAGAACTTGTTTACAAGACCAGCTTCAATAAACTCCTTACGCTTTGCTTCTAGCTTTGCAAGAGGAAATTGAGTCGTCCATATCGACTTTCCGTCCTGTATAGCACGATAGAACGTAACATCCCAAGAATGTGACCTTCCTGCTTCCTGCGCCTCATTAAAACCGTCAAGCACATTCTGAAGAAATGAGTCATAATGGACTATTGTCCCCAGTAACCATATCCATCCCTCATTACCGGGTGTCTCTTCCAGAGCCGGATAGACAGTGGACACAATCCACTTCTTAATCTCGGAACGCCTTTCCGGGGTCTTGGTATTAAGCTCGGACTCAAAGTCGTCAAGCACCACTCCAGTATAGCGCCTGTCAATCTCAGCACGACCACGAAGACGCTGTGTGGTTCCCTTGGCTATCAACCTGTCGCCCTTTGAGGTAACAATATCCTTCTCAGTCCATCGGTTACCAACCGAATCCCCGGCAAGGTTGCCAAAATAGTAATGAATGTACTTATTCATCTCAATATGGGTCTTGACGTACTTCAGGTGGTCAATAGCCTGTCCCTGCTCCTCTGCCACCCAAGCGATAAACTGACGCTCTCCTTTAGGTGAAAAACAAATCTTATGAAGGATTGCAGCCTTTGCAAGAACCGACTTGCCAAAGCCACGTGGCAGTATATTGCAGACTCTAGCACCGGGCTGGGTAGAGGTAAGCTTCTGTCCTATTGCGTGGTGAAAAGGTGGTGATTCGCTCTTCTTAAGGAAATCACCCGGAAGAAAGGCTCTTCCAAAGAAAAGAAGGTCTTCGTATGCTTTTTGGAGTATATCGCTCTTTTGGGTGAGCGTTATGCTCTCAAGGTCTTTTATCGGCGTTTCTTCTTGTGTCTGTTTAGTTTTTGTTTCTTTTTCCAACGATGTCTCTTAATTTTCCTTCGTCTCTTTTTAAGAACGCTTCCCACGTCATTACGCCTCTGCCTGCTCGACCTCTCCAAAGTTCCCAATCTCAATTATTTCGTTTCTCCAGTTGTAAAGGGTATTGCAAAAAGGACAGTTCCATCCATAGAACTCTCCAAAGAAATCATTAACTGCAATATCACAGTTAACATTCACCGCAGAATCACATGCACGACATATCGTATCGTAATCAGGCGCAGAAAAGCTAAGTTCCTTAATGATATATTCAGTCTCCGCCCTCTTCAATGGGTTCCTCCATCTTTCCTATCATCTTTGCACCGTCAGAAGATAAGGCAGTAAGCTGCTCAGGTGTGAACCCCTGAAAGACAGTCAACGATTCTGACCGCTTTTCGGAGTTTGGCATCATATCAGAAATCTTGGCAAGCAACTCAAGGCACCTAACCCTTGAACTGGAGGTCTGGTCATCGTCATTGGCAATACCCCATACCTTCGCAAGTATGTCCTCATGGTTAATTCCTACTTCCTGCAGTGCATCCTTTACTTCTTTTGAAATCAAATTTACTATCCTCTCCTGTCTTAACAAGGACTGAGACGCCGATTGCGCCCATCTCCTCTTATTTGTCGGAAAAGCCTTAATGTAGGCTTCCGTTGGGGTAACCCCCCTTACAACGTACTGTGCGAAAAGAACCTCTCCAGAGGTCGGTTTCCGCTTTGAGGTCTGTATATCGTAAGACGTCTTGTCACGAGAGAAGGAATAAATGTTCTTAGGCGGGTCTCCCGCCATCTTATCCTTCTTTCGGACTGTATAGGTTCCAAGAAGCGTCCTTACGTATTCGACCTTCTGACCCGAATGATTGGTAAAGACTCCCCTTTTAAGCACCTGAAGAACCTTTCCGTCGTCACTCTTAGTCCATTCCTTCGTTTTGGCATTTCGCCAGTCATCAACTATATCCTCGCTGGAGCTAAGCCTAAACTCTTTTTCGTCATCATACACGAAATGCTGTTTATTCTTTATCTTACGAGAATACAAAAAAGCCTCTATCCCGACCATTCATTACTTTATCACCTTACGCCATACCCTCCTAAGAGGCTTTCCTTCTTTACTAGTCATTAAAATCGTGTATTAACTGTGGAACCTCCAGTATGTCAATAGTTTCCAAAATGCTCTTTATCAATTCTGACCGCACTTCCTTGGCAGCTGGCTCCTCAAGTTCTTTGGCTGCGTCATATTGCCACTTGAATACCTTTAACAGTGATATTGTATCACCAAGGTTAGGTTCTTCCATCTATCTCTTTCCCCCACAAAAACGTCTTTCCGTTCGTAATATCCACCACATCAAGCCTAAAGCTCCCATCTGTCGCCCAATCCACTATTCCAAAGGCATGTCCCCAATTATTACGCCTTCCCTTCATCCACAAGTTAGACTCGCTTGACATCTCTTTCAGGCAACCAAGGCTAAAAGCTGCATGTGTTCCGTCAACGTGAGTAACACTGTGACGCTGAACATCGTGCATATGAGCGTACACTACGTTCTTTCCAAGGTTAAGGGCGTGTTGCTTGGTATGATACCCGGTAGAGTAGTGACCACCGTGATAAAAGTACAATTTCCCGATACGAAGGTATTTTCCATAGGGATGGTACTTATACCCCCTTTCCTGCAGTTGAGCCGCATTTTTGAAGGAATACCTGTCTTTTAGGTAAGGATGCTCCAAAACGAACTGATTTAGCCAATCGTCGTGGTTTCCCTCTATCATATGTCGTTCTTTGCATTTTACCGTATCCAATACCTTATCAAACTGGTCAAGCCCTTCGTTGACCGCTTTAATCTCTTTATCAACCTCGGGAAGCATATATTCCAAGGGAGGACGCTTCCTACGCTTGTACTTCCATCCAGAGACCGATTCCCACTCTCCTATGTCCCCAAGGCAAATAAACACGTCCGGCTTTACAAGCCGAATCGCCTTTAAGGCACAATTGACCGCAGGTTGGTCGTGTAGTGGAAAATGGACGTCAGGAACGACTACGGCTCTTTTTTGTCGCATTCACTCCCTTTTTACTCGATTTCTCATACACCACTACGTTATGAAGCTTTCGAGCGTTCTTTGTCGCAATATCGTCTCTCACAAGGCCAATCTTGATTTTTTCACTTCCTACCTTGTCGACGAACACAATGTGTCTTAATCTGCAATCGCAGCACCACAGATGGAAAAAAGTACCTGCTTTTACGATTACTGGCTCTTTATCTAGGTTTTCAACTTCTATTGACATTTTTGGTCTCCTCTGCCTTGAGCTCCAGTATCTTAGCGGAAAGGTAAATCGAAAGGTCTAACGCTTCCTCAAGAGCATCTTGAAGGCGATACGTGCCGTCAATCGGCATTTCTCTACCAAACTTACGATTTCCCTGATTTAACCGCTTCCGAATAAGAGCCATTACCGATGCATTGTTACTTTTTCTTACGATATGGGATTCCTCCGTCGAAAGCCGGACGAACGGCGCGTCCCCTGCTGCCACTACCGAAGCTTTGTCCCTGCATCTCTTTGATGATGTCGACTGATTTTCGCTCCAAGTCTTTGAATTGTCCATATGTGTACCATCTCCCTGTAATATTAATGAATCTAACGTCTTTTCGTCTCGCCATCTGGTATTCCCGGCATGACTATTGACTTAAAATAGTCACATCCCTCTTCAACAAAACAGTTTTTACCCATATAGTCCTCATTTATCCATAGTTGACCGTTTCTGGCTATCATAACACCAGCACACGCCCCGGCATCTCTTCCTTTGCCGTAGTTTGCACAATGCTTTTTAGCCAAAATCGTTTCTTTTGCCATAACACACCTCTAATATAAGCATAAAAACCACTTATGTCAAGTCAAAATGGTAATTTTATTTGAGACTTAGCCATTTCCAATCTTGAGCGGGCTATGTCGACATACTCCTGATTACACTCAATACCCACGTGTCGTCTGTCCAGTAGCTCAGATGCCGCCGAGGTAGTCCCCGAGCCGAG